ATTGATTTTGCTAGGCTCGATCCCTTGCAAAGTTTGCAGGCGGTGCATTGCACCCGTCGCCCTGCTTCCTTGGATGCCGGACACAGGGCTTCGTTTTGTTTGTCTATCTGTCCTAGATCCGCGACAACTCGGAATGTGCGTCGCCCTGCTTTCCAATGCATCAATGCTTCCGTGTGACTATCGGCGGATTGCATTGCAATGTCGGGTCGCCATGGTTTTTGGTGCGTGTATGCTGTCCACGTCTCGCACTCGGAAAGCAATTGATCCCAAACGTGCGACGGAACAGCGGCAGGATCACCATAGGTTCCAATGCGAACGAAACGACCACGCCCCATTTCCGAAGCTTCGCCAGTTTGATAAACTCCGCGCTTGTATGCTTTCCATACGATTAAAACGCCTTGCCCTAAATTGACATAGCACTTGCGACCCTTTGCTTGCTTGCGTTCTGGATCCGTTGTAACTTCGCCACGCATTGGACAATCGCCACAAATAGAATAATCTTCGCCAGTCTTCGACGCTTCAAGTGGGTTTATATCTTCGCGCAATATATAAGTTTGCACGACCTTTCCAGTCTTCGTATTCCGATTGGAATATGTGGCAATAACTATGATTGGTTTATCATCCAATAAGCTTTGCCCGTTGTAGATAATAGCTGATTTCATAAAAAAATTCGGGGGACTTAGTCCCCCGCTCCTTTGGTTAAGTGTACTTGAAAAAGTTTGTCATCCGTTCGGCTTTTTCTTCGGCGGCTTTAACTAATGCCGCTTTTAGTTCGGCCTTTAGATCTGGATCCTGTAGATCCTTAATGATCTTTTCACCTATGTCTAAGCTTACTTTTAAAAGTAAACCGTCGTCGCCGATCCATTCGGATTTGGGTTTGATACTCATTGTTCTGTTTCCTTTCGTAATGATTAAGAACACTTTCAGTATATAGATATCCAACAAGTATACAACAACTAAATAACATTTACTTAAAAGATTTTTTGCAGGTTTGAGCCGTTGCCCTGCGACCCTGCGGCCTTGTGTTTGCGTATTAAAAAAAGCCCTGCGGCCTTGCGACCCCAGAGCTTTCCGAAAGGAATGCCCGGTAACCCTGGGCCAGGGATTCTATGAATATATTTCTTTAACCTTTCCTGTTACTTGAAACTCTACAAGTTCGTCGTCAGGAAACCTGACATCGTGCCAGTCTTCAATTAGGTTTGAGTTAAATGGTTTCCCGTCTTTAGGTATTGCTATTGTAATGTGCGGTATCTTATTGCTGCTATGATAGCCGTCTACTCTAACAGCAATCGCATCACTTGAGATACCCAGTTTTGTAACAGTCAGCTGCACGGGCTTGCCGATGTCATCTCTTAAATGATCCGGCACGGGCTGTTTAAATCCTATCGTCATATGATGCGCAATACGTTTCCAAGTTGATGGGGTTGGTTTTACCCCATCAACAAACTTAATTAACCTCGCTCGATTGTCATCGTCTAATACGACAGCGGAATATAATAGACGGCTCATAGTACCGCAGCTCCGTATAGTAAAAAGATTACAGCGAATAGGATTACGAATAGCGCAATCCCGCCTAGTAGATCTTCGAGGGCAGACGATGGTCTGCCCTGGATCCAGTTGATTAATGTCTGGATAGCGTGGATCATTAGATCATGGCCTTTAGTTCAGCTTTGATGCGCTTTGCATCATCCCCGCGCCACCCTCCGGCATTGGATAGAAAACGTAATACGATTTCCTTTCCAGTATCATAGTAATAATCATCGCTAATCTTATTAAGAGAATACATTGCTTCGAGATATGGTTTAGCTGCGTAATTAACTTTAGGCCATGTTGCGCTTATATCTTTTGCTATTGTTGCTATTGATCTATTCATTGTTCTTTCCTTTCTAATTGAACAGTTTGATTGTAGCCCGATTGTTGTCGGGCTACAAGTGTTTATTTAATTTCTCATTAAAACTTTGATATAAGTTTGAGCGGTTTCTTTATCAGTAAACTTCGAGATAAGTCTGCTGTTGTAGTAAACCCAGTATGGCGTTACCGCGTCCATGGCGTGGACATTTACTATCGCATACTCCACGTTGTCTTTTACATATGTTTGTCTTCGCATTGTATTTCCTTTCGTAATGGTTGGGGAGCCACGGCTCCCCAGTTGATTATTTCAGTTTATCGAACTCTTCGATCATTTGATCGTATAGCGCAGCGGCTTCCTTGTTACGCCCCGCGTGCATCATCATGAACATACATTCGAGTTTGAACTTCAGCTTGTTGCCTAGTGTTTGTTCCTTGGTTTCCATTGTATTTCCTTTCGTAATGGTTGGGGGCTTTCGCCCCCAGTTGGTTAAACTATCTCGAACCTTTTTACTTCGGTACTCTTAACGTGTTTTTGCCAAGTACTTGGGCGGTGTTCTTTCCACCATGCTAGTGATGGCGCTCTCTGTGAGATTGTGATCTTCCACATTGCCCAACCTTTCATGATTGCTTCCTCACGTAATGCCTCACGTTTCTTTTGTAGAAGCTTGATACCAGTTTCTACTTCGGCAAGTTCTGTGATTAGATTTCTTTTAGTCATTGTCTTTCCTTTCTGGTTAAAGTGTAACGCTTGTTACAAGTAACAAGTTATACTAATTACACAGACTGTCAACAACTAATATACAATTATCCTACATTATTTTAAATTAATTGCATCCCAGGGAATGCTGCAATGCAGCAAGGTTCAGGGTTACTGTGCCGCGCTGCGGCACGATTGCTGCAACGCAGCAAGGGGCATCCCCCATATATAGAGGGTGCATAGCACACAATACTGTCTATAATATTGGTATTGTAAATTCATTCGGGGATAATTCCATTGGGGCAACAAGTAATCAACAACTAGGTTCCCTAGCCCCCAGAAAAAATTACGGGTGTATTTTCATTTGGGTTTATTGTAAAGTGTCACCAGAACCAAGGAGCGAGGTTAAATCCTAGATGTCCGAGAACAACAGGCACAGGCGTGTAGCTTCGCAGATGGCGGAGCGGTATGGTGTTGATCCAGAGGTATTTACTCGATTGATTGCGAGGGAGAGCAGTTGGGATCCTAATGCGAAGGGTGCTAACGGTGAGCTTGGTTATACTCAGATTATGTTGGAGACGGGCGTTGATCCGGGGTACGGGGTTAAGCCTATCAATGATCGGAATGATCCTATTGATAACTTACGGTTTGGCGCAGAGTATTTGGGTGCGTTGTTGCGAGAGTATGACGGGGATTATAGTAAGGCATTGATGGCGTATAACGGTGGTGCGGGGAACGTGAACAAGGGCACGGTATCGGATGCGGCACAGAAGTACGCTGCGGAAGTTATGAGCGGCAAGGAAGTAAAGACTAAGCCCAAGCCTCGACCATCTGAGTCTCAACCAGAGTCTAAGCCACAAATTAAACCTGCACCTCGGCCCACGGGTCTTGTACCTCAAGCGGAGGACAAGAAGGGGATGGCTGCTATTCAAAAAGGCATTGAGTCTTTGTTTGCTCCGAAGCAGAAGTTGAGATTAGAACCTCCTCCTGGTATTAAGAGGTTTGGGAGGAGTGGTCGGATGAGTCCTTTGAGTGGAACGGGCATTCCGGGGTTGGGGAATATTAAGAGGTATTCGACACCTGGTGGAATAGAGAGTTTGTATCGGGGTAAGTGATGGATTATTCGACGGCTACGGTTGCTGATTCTTTGGATGTGACGAGTATTTGGAAGAGGTTTCAGGAAGAGAGCAGTCAGTCTTATGTTGATTTTGACTGGGACAAGGCACATGAACAGGTTTTATCTTGGATTAGGGATGAGAACTGGGAGATATTTTTAGCGCGGAAGGGTAGGGAGTTATGTGGGACGTTGATAGGTGCGGTGACCATGTATCCTTATTCTAAGGCACTTATTGCGGGGGATTATATATGGTATATTGTACCAGAATCTCGTGGTGGGATGACAGGGGTGAGATTAATGCGTATGATGGAAACGTGGGCTAGGGATCGAGGAGCGGTATCGATGGAGACTGGATCTACTTCTGGGATTGAGAATCGGGCTATGGGTTTAATGGAGAGGTTAGGGTTTTCTCCTGTTGGCATGTTAATGCGGAAAGGTTTGTGAGATGGGCGGTTTTTGTAATTCTATAGGGATAGACACTACTCCTAGAGTTGAAAAAAATAAACAGGTTCCCCAAGAGACTGACATAATGGGTCAGCCACATTATTTGGCGTATATAAATGAGGAAGAGGGTCAGCTTTTAAAAGACCTTGGTGGTGCGGGTATTCCTGGCCCTGGGGGTATTCCTGCCTATCCTCCTGCAAGTCAAAGTGGTCCAGGAGCCAATGTTGCTCCAAGCTCGTCAGGTGGCTCTTCTGCTGCTAGGAGAAGAAGGAAAAGAAGGGCAAAGGCAGCGGCGGCAGCGGCGGCTAAAGCTTTAGCAGATCAGCAAAAAATAGACGCGGCAGCGGCAGCAAAAACAGATGACAAACCGAGCGGCGTAGGCGCGGGGAACACGTTACCTGACGGGAGCACCAGTTTAGGTTCTGTCTCTCAGACGGGTCAGTATGCGGGGGATGGTTTTGAGTGGAAGCAGAATGACAACACCAATGCGTTAACTAGGGTATATACTGGTGCGAATGCGAATGCCGGATTAGGTACTGATGTTAAGATGGGTGGTACATCGGACAAAAATACCAAGGAAGCGATTGCGAATATTTCGTTGAACGAGGGGACGGCATTTGCGGGATCGGCTGCGTCTGCCACGGACGGAGATCTTTTAAATCTTTTTACCGAGGGCAACTTCGGGGCTAGTGATAGCTACGCGGATCAGGTTGGTGCAGTCGATTACACAACTTCTGTGGTGTATGATTCAACGGCGACGGGTGCTGCTAACACGGCATTACGAGACGCAAGAGAAGCTGCGGCTGCGGCACAGGCTGAGAAGGAAGCTGCGGCTGCGGCACTAAAAGCACAACAGGAAGCATTAAGTCTACCTGTGGGAGGTCCGGGCACCTTTGCCCCTGGCGCGTTGCCTGCTGCACCTATAGAACCTATAACTCCTGTTAGTCAGGGCGAAGCGGGACGCGGTGGCCCAGATTCAGCGGCACCGGGTAGTTTTACATATGCACCCGGTGTAGATCCTGAGATGGAGACTCTACTTTCATTATATAACAATTACCCTGACACATTAAGTTATGGGGAACGTTTAATGGCGCAACAGTATCAGAGGGACAAGATAGCAAGTGGCGGTGGTGAAGACGTTGTAATGAATGCATCTGTTTTGCCTACGACTCAGGTTGCTGACTCAGGTGGTTTCTTTTCTAATCTAGGAAGTGATATTTTAGATGCTTTGACTTTTAAAGATCCGATTGGAGAGAAAATAGCAGATGGCGCAGCGAATCTTGCTGTGGGTATTCCTAGAAATCTTTCAGAAGGAGTCGGCGGTGCTGCTAATTACTTTTATAATACAGCGCCTATCAGTAGCACTGGTACTGGGATAACCAACCCTTTTTTCTTTCTCGCTGACGAAATCCAAAAAGCCATCATGCCAAATCAAATAAAGGAAGACCGTATTCTTTCTCAAGATGTAAACAGAGCGCCTAGCGCGGGTGTTCAAGGTGGGCAGGCACTTGCAAGTGGTCTTGGATTTGCTGCGGATAAAATTGAGGATTACCTTAAACCTGGAAGCCAAGGAGTATTCACTGGGGATACGTTTAGTGATCTTAACTTTGTAGGTGCAGATACAGGTCAACAGCTTAGAGGCGGAGATGCCGTTTCGGGTGCGATTAATCTAGGTGCGGCTGAAGGGCTTGCAGACACAGGGATAGACATCCTAATGTCTTTGAACCCTTATACAAGGGGACTTTCTGCTGTCGTTAATGCGGGGGAGCAGCTTACAGGACTTGAAGCAGGGATCTCTGACCAGATAGACAACGCGTATGTTGCGGGTCAGTTAGACAACAACCCTATGTTCCAGAAAGCATTAAAAGCTCAAGATGGGAATGTTGACAACGCACTGGCTGTGTTGAAGAACCTTTCTTATACGGCTGATGTAGGCGGAGTTCCGGCATACTTGGCTACCGCTGCTTCAGGTGCGGCGGATGCTGTAATCCCTGGTCCGGGTAAAGGAATTACTGGTCTTGCAAAAGAAGCGGGAAAACGTGGAGTTGTAGAAGGTGGTCAGGGAGCTTTTGAAAGCTACACGGCTATCAGTGCGGTAAATAACGCATTAGGTACAAACTACGACCCCACGGCAAACATAGCGGGTGCAGCAACAACTGAGGCTCTTGCGGGTTCTACAGGTGCCGTTGTGAGTCCATTTGTTGGTACGGATCCAAAATCAGCGACTCAAAGAAGATTTATTCAAGACTCAGCGTTAGGTAACGAGGCAGCAATGCAACAAGCTGCGGGAACCCAAGGGGTAGCCTCGTTTGCGCCTGGGCCTGCTAATCAGACAGCGGTTGCAACTCAGCCTGAAGCTATGACCACGGCACCTACAGTTTTCAATCCTAATCTTTCACAAACAGCGGGTGAGCTTGCTCAGTCTAATGTTCCAACGGCGTATGACATAGAGCAAGACAAAGTTGCAGGATTGTTGGAGGCACCGCAGGGACCAGACTCTTCGGCAACGTCGCTCGATGTGATGGCAGCGCAGGAGATTATAGAAAACCAGATCCGAGAAACGGGAACCATTTCTCCAGAGGTTATGACTAATTTGCAGGCGGCGACTGGATTGTCGATGAACGACTTGAGCAGCATGGCTACTAATGCAGCGACTGGTACACTCGGTGGTCAAACATTCCCGATTAACGTAGGAAGCGAGACACCTTCTGATTTGATGGATCAACCGACAGGTATCGGCGGTGGCGGCAACATTGGCGTAGAGACTTTACCTAATGGGGACACATTACTGCGTAATAACGAGACTGGACGTACAACTGTAGTTGATAAGGGTGAGAACCTTGCAGATGCAATACAGGTCTTTGATGAAGTAACCACACCGTTTGGAGCACCAGAAATAGACACCACGCCGGTGTCCTTGCCACCGTTTAATATTGCGGGAGCACCCGCACAACCAGTTCTACCTGCGGGAACAGATACGGCTCCAGTTATCCCATCTGCACCAAAAGCTCCTAATATACCAGACATTGATGTTGCGGGGCTTGGATCTTTACAACCAGATTCTTTACCAAATGTTGATACATCGAGTCTTCCACAGGGTAGTGATGACACAACTGTACAACTTCCTGCCACAACGGACGGTGACACACTTCCTGCTGCGACGGGTACTGAAGTTGTTATTGGTGATGATACGGATCAAAGCACAGAACTTGGTGGTCTAGAGGGCGAGATTCTCGGGCCAGAGATTTCTACTAAGGTCAACCCAGAAGAAGATACTGGTGTTACGATAGACATGGAAGCAACTCCTGAAACAGAAACAACTCCTGAAATAGAAGAAGATACGGTTGTTTCGTTGCCACCAGTGGAAGAAGAAACAACTCCAAAAACTCCAGTAACACCTCCAGTAACGGTAACACCTAAACCTTTGATTGAGGTTGATGTAGACGAGCCACCAGAAGAAGTCGAAGTAGAGGTTGATCCGCCAGAAGTTGATCCGCCGATAGAAGAACCACCTATTGTTTTCATTCCACCAGTTACTAAAAAAGACAAAGATGGTAACACGATTACAGAGTGTCCAGAGGGATATGTAGAAGTACAAACTCCTGATGGTATCATGTGTGAGAAGATAACTACGACTTCAACTACAACAGGGCGTAGAACTTATGGTGTTGGACGTACAGCCACGACAGGTTTGGCGGGTAACGTAGGCCGTCAGAAACCAAGATCACGCACTAGAACTAGAACCTCAACCTCAACAAGTCGAGTGAAACCAACAACACGTAAAGCATGAACTTACACGCCTTACCAGAAGAAGCTCTGAAAGAGATACTTGCTCTTACGGAAGCTAAGAAAACATTAGATCTTCGTGAAAAAGCGCAAGATTATTTCATGCCCTTTGCTCATCATGTATATGAGAACTTCATTGAGGGCAGGCACCATCGAGTTATTGCAGAAAAGCTTGAGCAAGTGGCGCAGGGTAAGTTAAAACGTTTGATCATTAACATGCCACCTCGTCATTCTAAGTCTGAGTTTGCTAGTTTCTTGATGCCTGCATGGTTTCTGGGGCGCAATCCGAAGCTCAAGATCATCCAAGCTACACACAATACGGAACTTGCGGTGCGTTTTGGACGCAAGGTTCGTGATCTTATAGACGATCCACAATATAAAGACATCTTTCCTGATACTAACTTGAAAGAAGACAACAAAGGAGCGGGTAAATGGCAAACCGACAAGGGTGGTGAGTATTTTGCGGCGGGTGTTGGGGCTGCGGTTACTGGTCGTGGTGCGGACTTGTTTGTCATTGACGACCCTCACTCGGAACAGGACGCTCTAAGCGAGAGCGCATTCGACAATGCGTATGAATGGTACACTTCTGGACCTCGTCAGAGGCTTCAACCGGGTGGTTCGATCATAATTGTTATGACTCGATGGGGTAAAAAGGACTTGACAGGTCGTTTGATAGCTGCACAGGGCAGTGATGTCATGGCAGATCAGTGGGAGGTTGTGGAATTTCCTGCAATTCTACCATCAGATGACCCATTATGGCCTGAGTTCTGGGAAAAAGACGCTTTACTGGGGATAAAAGCATCACTTCCTGTGGGAAAATGGAATGCGCAGTGGCAGCAAACGCCAACTACGTCCGAATCTGCCATAGTTAAGCGGGAATGGTGGCAACCGTGGGAAAAAGAAGAGATTCCCCCTGTAAAATACATACTTCAGTCCTATGATACCGCGTTTTCCAAGAAAGAAACGGCTGATTACAGCGCGATTACTACTTGGGGAGTGTTTGAACCAGAAGAAGGTGGCCCTGACAACATAGTACTGATGGATGCGCAGCGGGGTAGGTGGAATTTCCCTGAATTAAAGGAGAAAGCCTACCAAGAGTACGAGTATTGGGAGCCAGATATGGTACTTGTGGAGGCTAAAGCTACTGGTACACCGTTGATTGACGAGTTGCGTTTACGTGGTATTCCTGCATTAGGCTTTGCTCCAGGCAAAGGACGTGATAAGGTGACGCGAATGCACATGGTTGCGCCATTGTTTGAAGCGGGTGTAGTATGGGCACCAACGGACAAGAAATTTGCGGATGAAGTCATAGAAGAAGTTGTTTCATTTCCTAATGGCGATCATGATGACTTTTGTGATAGTATGACTTTAGCATTAATGCGTTTTCGCCAAGGAGGGTTTATCTCTCTACACGGTGAGAATGAAGAACAAGAAGAATATCGCAAGAAGCGGGAGTATTATTGATGGCATTACCACCTCTAGTAGATTCAGGAATCAGGCCCGAAGACATGATACCGACTGAAGCGTCAGTTGATGTATCAGTTGCACAACCAGAAACTTTTGAAGGTGGTGCGGAAGTTATTTCTGATGGGCAAGGTGGTGCAGTTATTCAAGCTCTGACACAGGCTCTCATGGGAGCCGAGCAAGAGCAACAGGTTCCACATGACGCAAACATAGCGGAGTTATTAGATGATGGGTATCTTGGAGAACTTTCTACGGATCTTAGGGGATCTTATGAAGAGGATATGGAGTCTCGTTCAGAGTGGGAAGAGACTTATACTAAGGGTCTTGATCAGCTTGGTGTCAAGCATGAGGAACGCTCTCAGCCATTTGAAGGAGCTTCTGGAGTCACTCATCCCCTGATTGCGGAGAGTGTTACTCAGTTTCAAGCGCAAGCATATAAAGAACTGTTACCATCTGGCGGTCCAGTAAAGACTCAAGTCTTAGGTTTACAGGATGCAGCTAGAGAAGAACAAGCTTCTCGTGTTAAGAACTTTATGAACTATCAGATCATGGAGGTCATGGAAGAGTTCGATCCAGACATGGATCAATTGTTATTCTATTTACCGTTGTCTGGTTCTACATTTAAGAAAGTATATTTTGATCAAGCAAAACAAAGGGCGGTATCTAAGTTCATTCCGGCGCAGGATCTGGTTGTACCTTATGCTGCATCGGATCTGGCGACTGCTTCTCGTGTTACGCATGTTCTACGCATGGACGCGAATGAAGTTCGCAAGATGCAAATCGCGGGGGTCTACAGAGATGTAGAACTGAGCAAGTATGATGAGGGTGAAGATGAGGTTCGTCAGAAGATAGACGAGATACAAGGTACATCTAAAACATACACAGACGAAGTGTTCACTATTCTAGAGATGCATGTCGATCTAGACCTTGAGGGTTTTGAGGATATGTCTCCAAACGGAGAGCCAACGGGGATAGCACTTCCTTACATTGTTACGATTGATGAGGGATCTGGGAAGATTCTAGGTATACGTCGTAACTTTGAAGAGGGTGCGGGTCTTGCAAAGAAAACACAGTACTTTGTGCACTATAAGTTTATGCCAGGTCTAGGCTTTTATGGCTTTGGTCTGATCCACATGATTGGTGGTCTTGGTCGTGCGGCAACGAGTATCCTTCGACAACTGATCGATGCGGGTACACTTGCTAACCTCCCGGCAGGATTCAAGGCCAGAGGCGTGAGGGTTCGCAATGATGACGAACCATTACAGCCGGGTGAGTGGCGGGACATAGATGCACCGGGTGGCAATATACGGGATGCGATTATACCGCTACCGTACAAAGAACCATCAGGAACCCTCGCACAGTTGCTAGGAGCACTCATAGAGGGAGGAAGACGTTTTGTTTCACTAGCAGACCAACAAACGGGAGACGGCAACACAGCGGCTCCTGTGGGCACTACAGTGGCTATGCTAGAGCGCGGCATGAAAGTTATGTCAGCGATACACAAGCGGTTGCATTACTCACAGCGTCAAGAGTTCCGTGTATTAGCTAGGATCTTTAGAGATAACTTACCACCTGAATACCCTTACGATGTAGAGGGTGGCAACCGTATGATCAAAGCAGAGGACTTTGATAATCGTGTTGACGTCGTTCCTGTCAGTGATCCAAACATATTCTCAATGGCACAAAGGGTTACACTAGCACAGACGCAGTTGCAGCTTGCTCAATCTAATCCACAGGTACACAATCTACACGCGGCTTATCGCCGGATGTACCAAGCCCTCGAGGTACAGAATATAGATGAGATACTGCCTCCACCACCACAACCACAGCCATTAGATCCTGCTATTGAGAATGCTCGTGCATTGATGGGAGAAATATTAAATACATTTCCAGAACAAGATCACGATATACACATCCGTATACACATGGCGTTTATGAAAACACCACTTGTCATGACTTCACCACAAGTCATGGGTACGTTCTACTCACACATTATGGAACATGTTTCACAAAAAGCACGACAGATGGTGATGGAAGAAATAAAAGGTATTATAGGACAAGCAGAACTTGCAGCGCAAAGTGGAGCAATAGATCCACAAGCAGCGCAAGCACAGATCATGAAAGTACAACAGGATATGCAAGATCCGGCACAGATGGAGTCATTGATATCTTTGCAGATGGAAAAACTTATGGCAGAGGTTCTACCTGGACTGTTGCCAACAGGTAATGATCCGATGGCAGATCCACTGGTTCAGATCCGTATGCAGGAGTTAGCTCTGAAGGAAAAAGATCTACAGCGTAAAGTAGAAGATGATCAAGGTGACATGCTGATGGAACTACAGAAGATGCAGCAACGTGCAGCAACGGATGCCGCTCGTATTGAAAGCCAAGAAGACATTGCCCAGAACCGTAACGAAGTAAACCGTGAACGCATTGACGTGCAGCGTCAGGCGGCGCAGCGGAGGGGATAATGGACCCCGTCAGTTGTGTCATGATGGCAACTGGGGCTTTTAAAGGATTAAAGTCTGCCATTGCCGCAGGAAAAGATCTTCAAGATATGACAGGTCAATTGTCTAACTGGGGTAAGGCTTTTTCTGATTTCACAAACATTGAAGAACGTGAGAAGAATCCTCCGTTTTGGAAGAAGACATTTAAGGGATCCGATGAAGAAACGGCTTTAGAAATCTTTGCTAATAAGAAAAAAATGGAACAGATGAGAGAAGAGATTAAAGATCATATCTCTTGGAATTATGGGCCGAGTGCGTGGAAAGAAGTCCTGTCAATAGAGGCAAGAATGCGTAAGCAAAGAAAAGATGAACTTTATCGCAAGCAAGAGCAGATCGATAATCTAATAAACTTTATGATAGGGTTTACTGTGTTTGTACTAAGTGGTGGAATATTGTTTATTGCTTTTTATTTTTTAGGCAGATGGCAGGGGCGTTGGTAGATGTGGGTTTTACTTTGGGTTCAATTAACAACAAGCGCAGCTACTGGTGGTGACTTTGAACATTATCACGTAGGAAGTTATACTAAACAAGAGGTGTGCGAATTAGCAAAAGAAGAGGCTAAAGTTCTTGTAACGAACGAAAAATCAAAAGTTGTGTGTATTAAAATAGAACTGTGATTGTAGTTGAGCGGCGTGGAAAATACATAATATATGACAAATCTGGTAAAGTTGTTATAATCACACGGGAAAAAAGAATAGCGGTTGCATATGCGAGGTCAAAAAAATGACAGAGTTTGAAAAAGCAGATACCAATAACAATGGCGTTATAGAGAAATCAGAGTGGAATAAAATTGCTCTGGAGGATAGACGACTTGAGATGATTGACCGGGATCTCAAGCGTAACGCAGAGCGACGTTTCACAGGTTTTGCTTTGATGGGGATGTTAATTTACCCATTTATTATCTTGCTTGCTTCGGTTCTTGGGTTTGACAAGGCAGCAACTTTAATTACAGATATTGCTAGTGTGTATGTCATAGCAGCTTCTGGAGTGGTCGCAGCTTTTATGGGATTCAATGCATACAGCGCAAAGGCTGAGAGCAAGAAGACCAGTATACAGATGGAGGATAGTTAATGTTACAGTCATTGATAGGACCAATAGCTAATTTAGCAGGAAGTTGGTTCGATGCAAAGTCACAGGCACAAGCTGCAAGTGCAAAGCTAAAGCTAACAGAGGCAGAAGCCAAAGCTAAGATAATGCTTAGTAAGGAAACAAGTGTCGCTGATTGGGAACGCATCATGGCGCAAGGCTCTCAGTCGAGTTGGAAAGACGAATGGTTCGTCATTGTCCTGTCTATCCCGCTTGTTTTGGCGTTTGTTCCAGGTACGGAAGGTTGGGTTGATCGTGGTTTTGAGCAGCTTTCTAAAGCACCAGACTGGTATTTTTACAGTTTAGGTATCGCCATTTCAGCGTCATTTGGTGTGCGTGGCGTACAGAAATTCTTTAAGAGGTAGTGATATGTCTGATATGAAGATACCTGTTGCGTTAGTTTTTGCTATGGCAGTGCAATTAGTTGGTTTGGTGTGGTATATTAGCAACATCGTTCACGACATCGAACATCTTCAAGGTCAAGTGTCCGCGCAGCAAGATATTATTAATTTGTTGAATGATGATGTAAACGACCTGTGGGTATTCTGTACCTTTACAGAAAATAAATGGGCAGAAGCCTACATAGACGATATGGTATATGAACGTGTTTGTGGAACAAAAGAGGTTGTAAATGAGTGAAGCATTAAAAACATTACAGGAAAAGATAGGATCTTCCCCTGACGGTGCGTTTGGTCCCAACACTGCAAAGAAGATCTGTGACCACTACGCTTTGAATCCAGAGCGTGGAGCGCATTTCTTAGGGCAGCTTGTGCACGAGAGTGGTACGTTTCGTTATACACAAGAGAACTTAAACTATAGCAAAGAATCCATACTAGGAGTATTTGGTAAATACTTTAAGTCTGAAAGTGACGCTGAAAGCTGTGCCCGAAACCCACAAGCTTTAGCAGACCGTGTGTACGGTGACAGGATGGGCAATGATGGACAGGGATATCTGTGGCGAGGGCGCGGATTTCTACAATGTACTGGCAAAAATAACTATTCTCAGTTTGCGGCGGACATGGATTTGCCTGAAATAATGGAAGATCCTGACTTAGTCGCTACTAAATTTCCTATGGAATCGGCTATCTGGTTCTTCCACAGAAACAAACTCTGGGACATATGTGACGAGGGCGTTAACGACGAAGTTATAAAAACTATCACAAAAAGAGTGAATGGTGGGTATAACGGTTTAAAGCATCGTAAAGAAGAAACGGTAAAAATTTATGGTTGGTTTATGTAATGGATGTTGTTGACTTATCGAAATATTTGTATAAAAAATTAGAAGAGCGACAAAACGATATATCTGTTGCTCTTGCAAATGGTGCTGTTAAAGATTGGGAACAGTACAAAATGGCGGTAGGGGAGATACGGGGACTCTCTTTTGCTCGAGAAGAAATCAAGTCCCTGCTGGAGAAAAACGTAGACGATGTCGAAGACCTTATATCTTCCTGAACATCTTGCGCAGAAAGTAAACAAAGAAAAGAAAGAGGTTAAGTCCTCTGACTCTTTGAATAGCGCATATGTTGACGCTAATGAACGGGTGCTAGACCCGTCCCTCTTAGATAAACCGTTACTCGAAAGACTCCCGCAACCGACTGGTTGGCGGGTTTTAGTTATGCCGTATCAAGGTAAGGCTAAAACTGCGAGTGGCTTATATATTCCTGATGAAGTGAGAGAACGTGAGTCTGTAGCTACGACTGTAGCATACGTGATGAAGGTTGGACCCTTGGCGTACAAAGATCCAAGTAAGTTTGGATCTGAAAGTGAGCCATGGTGCAAGGAGGGTCAATGGGTTTGCATTGGTCGCTACTCTGGTTCTCGATTCAAGATTGACGGCGGAGAAGTTCGTATAATCAATGATGATGAAGTCATTGCTACGATCCTTGAGCCTGATGATGTAAAACAAGTATAAGGGGATAAGTCATGGCAGAAGAAGAGAAACAAGTTACCGAAGAAGGAATAATTGTAGAAACGCCTGAACAAGAAAAAGTCGAGGCGGCTACTAAAGACAAGGTTGAGGTTACTACAGACCCAGAAGAAAAACCTCAAGGCGACGAGTTAGACTCTTACAGTAAAGGTGTTCAGTCTCGTATAAAAAAACTCACAGAAAAGTATCGTCAAGAAGAACGGGATAAGGCAGAAGCACTTAGAGTTTCCCAAGAACTGCTTGATGAAAATAAAAAATTAAAATCCCGTGTGCAAGCTTTGGACACAGGATATCTTTCTGAGTATGGCACAAGATTAGAGTCTCAAACTGATGCGGCTAAACGTCTTTACAAAGAGGCGTATGAAGCAGGTGATTCAGATAAAATGTTAGAGGCTCAACAATTAATTTCTACTATTGCTGTAGAACAATCAAGGTATAACACTGCAAAAGCTCGTGCAGATCAACAGGCTAAGACTGCTGTTCAAGAACAACCAAAACCTCAACAAACTCCTGTACAGCAACGCCCACAGCCGGATCCTCGTGCTCAAGATTGGGCAGAGAAAAACGCTTGGTTTGGTGATGATAAAATAATGACTACAGCCGCTTTTACAATTCATCAGCAACTTGTTGAAGAAGAAGGGTTTGACCCGAAGAGCGATGAGTATTATACTGAAGTTGATAGTCGTATTCGGAAGGAGTTTCCACACAAATTCCAGACGGCTAAGAAATCGGGTGGAGCACAGGTCGCCGCTGCTGCTGCTTCAGC